ACAATCACAGCAAATGCATTTGTAGGTGATATTACAGGCGATGTAACAGGTAACGCAGATACATCTACTGCTTTAACAGCAGGAAATAAAACCCTAGACGGAGACTTAACTATTGGTGCATATACTGCGGGGCACGACTTGAAAGTATATGGAGATACGGCTGCTGCGTATATGCAATGGGATTCTACCTATGATTTCTTAAAATTTAGTGATGCATCTAAGATCGTTTTTGGTAGTGGTGTACACGCTTCTGACTTTGACAGTTCAATACAAGCTGATGGTACTAACCTTGTTATATATAATGATGAGGGTGATGTCCATATAGGTGATACAGTAATTATTACAGGTAGTTTAGAAGTAACAACTCATATAACAGCCTCAGGTAATATAAGTGCGAGTGGTGATATTTCCGCTACAGGAGTCATTACAGCAAAACAGAGACACATAATTAATTGTGGGTGGAATGGAACCTCAACTGCCCTTGCTTGGTTACCCTTTGGTTATGGAGGTACTGGAGAGGCGTTTATGTATTCTTCTAATGCTGGTTATTTAGAGTCTGGTGGGATTGTAGCCCCGTGTGATGGATATATAGAGTCCGTAGTAATTAGATGTGCGAGTGCCGCTGGAAGTACTGAAGTGGGTATTCATGTCGCTCCAGAAGGAACAGAAGTCCCAACAAATGATGGTGATTCTTTTATATCTCCAGCAGTAGATATGTCTGCTGATGATACTGGCTATAAATTTTCAGGATTTGTAGACGATAGTGCTAATACAAATAGTTTTAGTGCGGGAGACGTTATTATGATTTCTATTGACCCAACAAGCGCTACTGGTGACGCAGTAGCAACCGCAGTATTTGTATTCGACTGGAATAATACATTATAATTAATAGTTAGTAAAGGTAGTTGATATTTATATATATGGACAGAAACGGAGTAACACATGAGCTTAGGTAAATGGCTTGCAAATAATATTCTTGTAGAAGCAGATAGTAAAATAACGACTATAGTCGCAATCTATCCGGGTAGATTTCAACCTATGGGTAAACACCATGCTGAAGCATATAAGTGGCTGAAGTCTAAGTTTAAGGATGCATATGTTGCAACATCTGATAAAGTACAACTACCTAAATCTCCATTCTCTTTCAATGAAAAGAAAAAGATAATAAGTTCTTACGGAATTAAAAATGTTGTTAAAGTGAAAAATCCGTATCAAGCTCAAGAGATACTTAAAAAGTATGATCCTGAAACAACAGCAGCTGTGTTTATGGTAGGTGAAAAAGATCAACAACGCTTAGGTGGTAAATTCTTTAGACCATGGAAAGGTAAAGCTGAAGTTGGTTACAAGGAAGGCGCTTATACAATTATTGCACCTCATGTATCACTAAAGGTACCAGGTTACGGAGAGATGTCAGGCACAGCTATACGAACTGCCATTGGAGCATCTACTATTACAGATAAAGAAAGAGCTCAATTATTTAAACATATCTTCGGACATATGAAAAATTATAAATTAATAACCTCTAAATTAGGTATTAATGAGAGTATAGGTAAGTTTATCGAAACAGGTGCACTTCAAAGAATAATTAATGAGATGAATACAACGGGTGGTGCACCACCAGTAGATGATGGTCCTCAAATGTATCATGGATCACAGACAGCATATAAAGCATCAACTAAACAAATTGCCGATGACATGGGTTGGCAGATAATAAATTATTTATCTGGTGATGAAGAAGTGATGTCAGAACCGTCTAGGTTTAGAAAGGAAACGAGAGCACCATCTTTCTTCCCTGCAGGGTTACCAGGTAAAACAACGCCTAATAATCCAAAAGATTATAAGCAAGCTAAAGCATATTCAGAATGGAAAAAGTTTATTACTAATATTGCGAGAACAGCAGGTATGGAGTTTTTAAACTTCTTAGATGCAGATGAATCAAGTATAGGTAGAACACCTTCCGGTGAAAGAGTTAAAGAGCCTAACGAAGAGAGTGATCATCTTAACACGGTACATGAAGATATCAACATACCTATTAATATAGGTGATACTGTACTAGGTGGCAAGTTTAAGAATAAGCGAATTGTTGTAAAAACAATTAGTAAGAATGAGAAGGGTGATATATTAATAAACGGTAGACCATTATTAAAATATAGACTTGTTAATGAGGGATTATTATTAGAGGGTGGAGCATATGGACATATGAGTCATCCATTCGATGATAGAGACTTGACGTTCGGTGATTTTAAAAATATTATTAAACAATCACTACAAGGTAATCTAGATCTAGAATCAGCTGCTACAGAAAAAACAGATGGGCAGAATCTATTTATAACGTGGAATAAGAAGTTATTAGCTGCTAGAAACACCGGTGATTTAAAGCGCGGTGGTATGGATTCAAAAGCTGTTGCTAAAAAGTTTAAGAATAGAGGTAATATTGAAAAAGCGTTTAACTATGCTATGAACGACCTCTCAAAAGCAATCGGAAAACTATCAGGTAAGCAACTGAAAAAAATATTTAATGATGGTAATAACTGGGTTAATATGGAAATAATGTATCCTGCATCTGCTAACGTAGTATCGTACGATGCACCGTATTTACAGTTTCATAATGTACTGATGTATAAAGATGGTAAACCTATTGGGTCTGTATCTGATGGAGCAAGAATACTTGCAGGTATGGTAAAGCAAGTTAATGCTAATGTTCAGAAGAGCTTTAGTATTATCGGTCCTAAAGTATTACAAGTAAAGCCGCATCAAGATTTTAGTGAGCGTCAAGATCACTTTATTAAGAAGCTACAAAAGTTACAATCTAAGTATACGATGAGTGATTCAAATACTCTAAATGAGTATCATCAAGCTTGGTGGGAAGACTTCATCAGTAAGAGGTTTAAGACTGCTACTAATGATATTAAGAAAGGATTAGTTACTAGATGGGCTTTCAATGATAAATCATATAGATTAGATAGAAAGAATATTGAGGATGAGAAGCTACTAGCTGCTGTAAAAGAGTTTGATAAACAAAATCACGTAGATCAAGTTAAGAAAAATATGTTTCCATTTGAAACAATATTCTTCGAAGTCGGTGCAGAGGTGTTGAAAAACGTAGAAGGATTCTTAGCAGCTAATCCAGCTAAAGCAGTTCAAAATATACGTAAACAAGTTGCTAAAGCTATTACAGACGTTAGAGGTGGTGGTGATATAAAGAAGATGAATAGACTAGTAGCTCAGTTAAAGAAAATTAAAGCCATTGGTGGATTTAAAACGATAATCCCATCAGAGGGGTTAGTATTTATATATAAAGGAAATACATATAAATTAACAGGATCATTCGGACCAGTGAATCAAATCGCTGGAATGATGACATTTTAAGGACGGTTATGAAAAAAGGAATATCAGAGGCTAGAGTGCAAAGGATGAGAAATCTCGTCACTAAAAAGTATGGTGATAAGACTCAGGTTAGATCTGGATATACTAAAGGTTACAATAAGAGAGAGGAAGGTGATGTATGGGAGGAGAGAGGTAAACAGTGGACTATTCGAAATGGTATAAAACGCACTGTAGCAAAGTTAGATTCTGCCCGAGCTGAACATAGCACACCTATAGCGTGCCCTAAATGTTCTGGTAAGATGTCGCACCCTGCTCATAAACATACATATAGTCGATGGGGAATATGCTTCATATGTACATCTAAGTGGGAGCAAGAGATGAAAGCTGCAGGTACTTATGATGAGTTTGTTAAGAATATAGAGAATAATAATTTCAACGTATGGTTGAAAGATATAACAAAAGAGTACTATGAATGGTTAGAGGCTCGTGACGCTAAAAGCTACGTAACTGAAGCAGGTGATGTAGAGGATTGGACTGGTGGTAAAACAACGGAAGAGTTGCGTAGAGAGTTTGATGAACAGATAACTAAAATACAGGAAGCTAGAGATGAAAAAAAGTAAGTTAATGGATATAATTAATGAGGAGATAGAGCAGATAGTAGAAGCATCTATGTCTAAAAAATTCAAGAAAGCAACAGAAGCACTGTATGATATTCAACTCAAGCAACAGCAATTACGTAAAAAGTTTGTAGCTGAAAAAGATCCTACTAAGCGTGAAAAAATGAAAGCAGAGTTAATTAAACTCCATAAAGTTGTGCAAAAAGTACAATCTGCATTCAACGCTGCATTAATGCAGGAACCTGCTGGAGAGTTAGAAGAGTTAGACGTACGTAAGACACATGGTGATAAGCGTATAGATAATCCTGAAACAGGGAATGCTGTTAAGTTACGAACTGCGTTAAAAGCTCCTAAAGATAGTAAGGTGTACAAGATAGCTAAAGATATGTATGATACGTTAGCTGAGACAATGAGTGAAGAAGAGTTATTAGAGAAGATAGTATTTTATCGCGATAAAAATAAAAAGTTACGGAGATTTGATACTGATAAAAGTAAAAGGTAATTATGGGTATATTAAATAAAATATTTTCAGGAGGCGCAACCGAGTTAGTTAAAGGAGTTGGTGGCGTTCTTGATAATTTAACAACTACCAAAGCAGAAAAATTAGAAGCACAGCGTAAGATTCAGGAGTTAGTTTCTGATTACGAAACTAAAATGGAAGCTAATATTACAGATAGATGGAAATCAGATATGAATTCTGACTCATGGTTATCTAAAAACGTACGTCCGCTAGTACTAGTATTTTTAGTTGTATCAACAGTGTTAATGATTTTTATAGACGCAGGAGCAATCGCGTTTACTGTGGAAGAGAAGTGGACTGACCTCCTTCAATTAGTTCTTATTACAGTAATCGGTGCATACTTCGGTGGCCGAACTATGGAAAAAAGAAGTAAGAAGTAGTTAAAATACTTCTTGATATATATTTATATATAGTATGGCCAAACAAAGTATAAAAGAAGTAGTAGCTGCGGAATATATTAAATGTGCAAAAGATCCTGTGTACTTTATGAGAAAGTATTGCATGATTCAGCACCCGGTTAAAGGTAAGATTAAATTTGATCTATACCCGTTCCAAGAAAAATCACTATTACAATTTAAAGAGCATGATTATAACATCATACTAAAATCTCGTCAGTTAGGTATATCAACTTTAACGGCGGGATATTCCTTATGGTCAATGATTTTTAATGAAGATTTTAACTGCTTAGTAATTGCAATCAAGCAAGATACCGCTAAAAACCTTGTAACGAAGGTTAGGGTAATGCATGATTATTTACCAAGCTGGCTTAGACCAGGTGTAGTTGAAGATAATAAATTATCACTTAGGTTAACAAATGGCTCGCAAATTAAAGCAGTATCAAGCTCACCGGATGCAGGTCGTTCCGAAGCACTATCACTACTAGTAATTGATGAAGCTGCATTTATCGATAGAGTTGATGATATATGGACTTCAGCACAACAAACACTTGCAACAGGTGGTAAGTCAATTGTACTTTCAACTCCTAACGGTACTGGTAACTTCTTTCACAGAACATGGATGAAAGCTGAATCAGGAGAAAATAAATTCAATACAATCCGACTTCACTGGACAGTACATCCTGAGCGAGATCAAGTTTGGAGAGATGAGCAGGATATTATTCTAGGAGCTGATCAAGCTGCACAGGAATGTGATTGTGATTTCATTTCTTCCGGTGCAACAGTAATACCTGGGCAACTACTAGAGTGGTATAGACTAAATCAGTGTATAGAGCCAGTAGAGAAACGAGGTGTTGATGATGCAATGTGGATATGGGAATATCCTGACTACACTCGTAATTATATAGTTGTAGCTGATGTTGCACGTGGTGATGGAGCCGATTTCTCAACATTCCATGTTATTGATATTGAAACAGTAACGCAGGTAGCTGAGTTTAAGAGTCAAGTAGGTGTTAAAGAGTTTGGTAACATGCTTGTTAATGTTGCAACAGAATATAATGAAGCGTTATTAGTTATAGAGAATGCAAATATAGGTTGGGCAGCGATTCAACCAGCAATAGATAGAGGTTATAAAAATTTATACTATACATATAAACATGAAGGTGTAGTAGATCCAGAGGTACAATTACGTAAAGGTTATGATATGAAAGATAAGTCCCAAATGGTACCTGGATTTACAACATCAAGTAGAACGAGACCACTTTTAGTTTCAAAACTTGATATTTATTTTAGAGAAAAAGCCTGCATAGTACGCTCAAAGAGATTAATTGATGAGCTATTTGTGTTTATATGGAAGGGATCAAGACCTGAAGCTCAATCGGGGTATAATGATGATCTAGTAATGGCGTATGCAATTGCTATGTATGTAAGAGATACAGCGTTGAAGTTACGTAATGAAGGGTTAGAGTTAAACAAGAGGGCAATAGGATTAATGGGTTCATCAACAGGGTATGATGGAGTATATGGTCAAACTGATGCAGGTACACATGATTCTTGGAATATGGACTTAGGTAAAGATCAAGAAGATATAACGTGGCTTATTTAAAGGAAAACAATGGCAGATAAATCATTTTTTGGAAGATTACAGACACTCTTCTCTACTAACACTATTGTACGTAAAGTTGGTAAAAACAAGTTACGTGTTATTGATGTTAATAGAGCGCAAGCTACAAATAGTTTAGCGACAAATAGGTTAGTTGATAGATACAATAAACTTCACGGTACTACAGCTAACATGACATATAATCAATATCAGACATTTCAAACTCAGAGACTAACCCTATTTACAGATTATGAGTCAATGGATGAAGATTCAATAATTTCCTCTGCACTGGATATCTATGCAGATGAATCTACTATGAAGAACGAATATGGAGATGTATTATCTATTAAATGTGATGATGAAGAGGTTCACGATGTATTACGTAACCTATTTTATGACATATTGAATATAGAGTTTAATTTATGGCCATGGATTCGTAGTATGTGTAAGTATGGAGATATGTACCTTAAGCTAGATATAACAGAGAAGTTAGGTATTACAAATGTATCACCTATATCCACATATGAAATGATTCGAGAAGAAGGTACAGATCAATCAAATCCTGAATATGTTAGATTTGTTCATGATGTATCTATGGGCGGGAATGTATCAAGTGATAAAACCGAGTACGAAAATTACGAAGTAGCACACTTTAGATTATTATCAGACGCTAACTTCCTACCATACGGTAAATCAATGATGGAGGGAGCTAGGAAAAACTGGAAACAATTAACTCTTATGGAAGATGCAATGATGATTCATAGAATTATGCGTGCACCAGAAAAGAGAGTATTTAAAATTGATATAGGTAATATTCCACCTGCAGAAGTTGATAACTATATGCAAAAAGTTATTAATAAGATGAAGAAAGTACCATATGTAGATCCACAGACGGGTCAATATAATCTTAAATTTAATATGCAGAATATGATGGAAGACTACTATATGCCTATTAGAGGCGGTCAGAGTGGTACAGAGATCGATACCTTAAGTGGTATGGAGTTCGGTGGTATTGATGATATTGAATACTTAAGAAATAGAATGTTTGCAGCATTGAAAATTCCTAAAGCATTTTTAGGGTATGATGAAACTACAGAGGGTAAAGCGACATTAGCAGCAGAAGATGTTAGGTTTGCAAGAACTATTGAAAGAATACAGCGTATTGTATTATCAGAATTAACTAAGATTGCTATCGTACATTTATACTCTCAAGGATATGATAACGAAAAGTTAGCTGGGTTTAGTTTAGATTTAACTAACTCGTCTATGATATACCAACAAGAGAAAGTATCATTGTGGAGTGAAAAAATATCATTAGCAGATAGTATAAAAGATAATCAAATGCTTTCAGAGAATTGGATTTATGAAAAAATATTTGATTTATCAAAAGAGGAAATTGAAAGAGAACGTGCTAATGTAATTGAAGATGCAAAAAGCACCTTCAGAAAAACATCAATTGTAGATGAAGGTACAGATCCTGCAAACCCGCCGGAAGGCCCTCAAGAAGATGACGATGAAGATTCTTCATTTGAAGAGTCTGGTCCAATAGGACGACCGCCGGAAGGAGTTAAATACGGTACTCAGGATCATATCCGAGGTAGAGATCCATTGGGATCCGAGACAAGAGATCGTGATGCACGAAATAAAGATAGGTCTATTAAACATAAGTATAATGGAAGCCCATTAGCTAGAGAATCTTATGATGTATTACTAAAGTCTATGAAAAATAGTAGTCTATTAAATGAAAATAATCTATTAAATGATGAGTCTTTGTCGACCGATTGATATTTATAAGAGCATACAAATATATAGGGATATAATATGGGATCTTTGAAACATAGTAAAATTAAAAATGTGGGAGTATTATTCGAGTTATTAACACGTCAGATAACGTCTGATACAATATCGAGTAAAAAGCAATCACCTGCTATAGCCATAGTTAAAGAGTATTTTAAGAAAGATACAATATTAGCTAGAGAATTAGATTTATTTAAAGCATTACAGCAACAAAAGTATACATCTGATAGTAAAGCAGAGAAATTTATAGATATCGTTATCTCAGAATACAGTAAACTAAATCGCAGTAAATCTAAGCGAGAAAAGTATAATTTAGTTCGTGAGATTAAAAAGCATTATAACTTAGATGATTTTTTTAAATCAAGAGTATCTAACTACAGACTTAATGCATCTATATTTAATTTACTAGAATCAAATATAACATCCACTTCAAATAATCCTTCACAGGTCATGAAGTATAGATATAGTATTGTTGAACACATAACCGGTACTAATGCATCTACTAAAGAATCCACTAACTCAGTACTTAGTGAGTACGCTACACAAGAAAAAGATTTAAGACTACTCTCTTATAAGATATTATTAGAGAAGTTTAATGATAAATACGGTACGTTAACTTCTAAGCAAAAATCTTTATTACGTGAATATATTAATAATATCTCAAATACATCTACTTTAAAGAAGTATATGGTTACTGAGATTAATATTATTAACAAGCATTTAAAATCATTGACTGCAAAAGTGACAGATGATATTGTTAAAGTAAAACTTTCCGAAGTACAAACTCAACTATCTAATATAAAATCAGATAACGTGATTAGGGATAAGCATTTAGTATCCATGTTACGTTCATATGATTTAATAAAGGAGCTAAAGAATGTCGCTAAACGATAAGTTAGAGGAAATGTTAGAAGAGCATATAAAGAGTGTTAAAGAAACAGATGATTCTTGGTGGGTAGAGTTTGAAAAAGACGGTTCAGAGCATGACGAAGAATTAGATGAAATAAGTGTAACTGGTGCTGGTGAGGCATATGATACGCCTAAAGCGTTTAAGAAGAAAAAGAAGAAAGATGACGATGAGGTAAATGAGTCTAATTTTATGCGTATAGCGAAGCAGTCATTCCTTACCGAAGCATCTTATACAGATTATAAGCGAGACGAATCTGCTACTTCAAAGCAAAAAGTTAATAAAGCTATAAAAGAGATTAATAGCAAGTTGTTTGTTATCGAGAGATTGATTAATCAAAATGTTAAGTTAAAAACAGAGGATGGAGTTGATGCAACAAAGTATTGGAAGTCCACTAGAGGTAACTTATATAAAATCTCAGAAAAAATGATACGAATAAGTGAAAAATTAAGAAGATTCTAATGAGTGATAAGAGAAAAATAGATGAAGCGTTAACATCGCAAGATATTCAAGCTGTTCGTGAAGTAATTCGCAAAGAGCTTGCTAAAATTTTCTTTGATTTATATAGAAAACGAACCATGTGGGAGAAATCATAAGATGAGAAGTCTATTAGTTGATTATACACCATTTCACGTTTCACCAGCTGTAATCGCTGAATCGCAAGCTGCGAACAATGGACGTGTTATTGTAACAGGAGTATTGCAGAGAGCAGGTGCACCGAATCAAAACGAACGAGTATATCCAAAACCTATTCTTGAACGAGAGGTAAATAGGTATAAGGAACAAGAGATCTCTCAACGAAGAGCATTAGGTGAGTTAGATCATCCTGAATCTTCTGTGGTTAACTTATCGAATGTTTCACACAATGTATTAGATGCATGGTGGGACGGTGATGATTTAGTAGGTAAAGTAGAGATTCTATCAACACCTGCAGGAAACATCTTAAAAGAACTTTTATCTATGAATATTACATTAGGTATTAGTTCACGTGGTTTAGGATCTGTTAAACAAATGGCAGAAGGTACTGTTGAAGTTCAAGATGACTTTGAATTAGTTTGTTGGGACTTTGTATCTAATCCATCAACCCATGGAGCATTCATGAAACCAACTGGTGTAAATGAATCAGTAGATAAGACAAAAACAAATAAATATAATAAAGTAAACGGTATAATTAATGAAATGCTGTGCGATCTTACATGTAAATGCGCACTGCCTGGTCAGGAGTAATAATGAAAAAATTGTATAGTCAACATAAAGAGATTTTGAATGAGCTTAAGCGAATGATGATTGAAGGTGATACCATTAAGTATAAGGAAGATGGCGAGTCAAAAGAAATGCCAGCTGATTCAGCTAAAAAAATGTCCGATGATCACCCTGCAAAAAAAGCGTGGTTAGCAAAGCAAGGTGGTGATTCCGATGATTCCGGTGAAAAAGTAAAAGGTGCCGATTTATTTAAAAGTAAGGAAGGTGAGCCTACAGCAAAATCAGATAGTGGTGAAAAAGCAGCTACTCCAAAAGATGCTTATGATGCGGCAGATGAAGCTGTTGGAAATATTTTAAGTAATTTAGGATCTGCCCCTCTTAGTCAGCTAGTTTCACAAAATGCAGCTGCACTTAAAGCGTATCTAAATTCAGGTGATCCTAAAGCAAAGACTTTTATTGAAGATAGTATTGTAGATAATAATATATCAATTGATGACTATAAAGTAAAAATATTAAATAAAGAGTTAAAAGCTAACGGAATTAAACACAAAGTAGATTATAAAAGTATAGAGCAACGTAACTATGAACCACCAAAGGCAGTAGGTAAAGTATCAGTTCCTAATGATGCAGATGATAGTTTCGATTCCGAAGATGAGTTAGATCCAGAAGATATACTTGCAAATGCAAAAGCAGCATATGAGGCAGGAACAATAGATAAAGAAGAATGGGATGATAAACGAGAAGACTATGATGATGATGGTGACTATGATGATGATAAAATCACATATTACTGGGAAGATGAGCAAGCTAAAAAAGATCATGAAGCAGCTACAGGTGCAAAGCAGGAATCAGTAAATGAATCATTCCTTAGTGATACAGCAAAACGATTATTATCAAGGAGAATAAAGTAATGAAACTAAAAAAGATATTACGTGAAAATAAGAAAGAGCAGATGATGCGTCAATTGACTCGTGAAGATAAATCTGCTATAATGGATTCTGTATCTAAATTCAATGATTTCGGATCAAGAGTTTATAAAACAAATGAAATTAAAGATATGGTTGAAACTATCAAGCAGCTAACTGCAGGTGCATCAACACTTGCATTACAGGAAACAGATGATTGGTTCGATGGTGTTACAGTTAAACGTGATATGAAAGAAGTTAATAACTCTTCTAAGTTGTTTGAGAAGACAGCTAAAGAAATGACTCAACTTCAACAGCGTTTAGAATCCATATATGAAGATATGGGTAACAAACTAGGTAAGTATTATGATATTCATGAAGCTGATAAAGGCGATATGGATGGTGATGGTATCGATGAGCCAGATGAAGAAGAATATTTAGATAGTAAAGATGACGCTATCAAGAAAGCTATGCAAAACGAAAACCTAGAAGAAGCTCCGAAAATGAGAGTAGATCCTAAAGCTAAAGAGTTAGATATGGCTAGTAAGATTGTTCGTGGCAG